CAGGCACAAAGGAATGTCGCGGCTGGTTTGCCGGTTGCATCAGGAACGCAGGCAAAGCCGCTGATCTGGACAGCAGATATGCTCAACAGCACGTCTTACAAAGTGAGTGAGTGATGGATTTACGGGGAATTGCCAACACGGTTTCAGACACGGTGAACCCCAATATCTCTGTCACTGTGAAGGCATCGACGGGCTATACTATCGGTTCTGGTCTCAAGCAGGTTCCGAGCTATGCCGCTCCCGTTACCGGATTCGCGCAAGTCCAAGCTCTCACCGCTGCCGATCTTCGCCACCTCGATGGCCTAAATATCCAAGGGGCTACCAAGTCAATCATCCTACGCGGCGAATTGAACGCCATTGTGCGCGTCAACTCGCAGGGCGGAGACATTGTGATTATTGGAACGCAGACGTGGCTTACCGTGGCCGTACTAGAGCAATGGCCTCTGTGGTCACGCTGCGCAATTCAGCTACAGGATGTGAACTGATGAGCGCCCCGATTCAATACGTGTCCTCAATTGCGTTGGACTCCGTGTTTGATGCGCTCGGTGCGTTCATACAGCCATTCGTGGGGACTGCGGAAGTTGTACGCGCTCAGGTGAACCGGGTTGCAATGCCGGTTGGGAGCTTTGTCGAGTTGACTGAGATTTCATCTGTTGATCTTGAAGTTCCTCGCTCCACATACGACGGCGTGAACTTTCAGAGTGACATTATCGGACCTAAGCGCATAATGATTCAAGCTGACTTTTACGGCGCATCGGCTGGCGATTGGTGTGCGGCAATCAAGACGGTTTGGCGTACATCTTACGCAACGGCACAATTTCCCGTAGGTATTGCTCCGCTTTACTGTGACGATGGACGCGAAGTTCCGCTGGTCACGGGTGAGGAGCAGTATGAACGCAGGTGGATTCTGAATATGATGCTTCAATACAACCCTGTGATCTGTGTACCGCTCCAGAGTGCTGATATACTGAGCATGAACACCATCAAAGGTGCAGACGTTTAAGGAGAATTTATGACGATTCCGGCGAGTGTTATCGCAAATGTAATTCCAGGCGTCCTCAGTCCCGGTGGCGCGGGCCTAGTGATGAACGGCCTTGTGCTGACAGAGAACGTACTTATGCCAACCGGCACGGTTTTGAGCTTTGCCAGCGCACAATCTGTCTCTTACTTCTTCGGTCCGTCATCCGCAGAGTATGCCTATGCGTCTATCTATTTCGCGGGCATGGTGAATGGTACGCAGCTTCCATCGGCAATCCTGTTTGCACCATTCAACGCGGCGGCGCGGGCCGGTTGGCTTGCTTCTGGTTCTCTAGCAACTGTTCCGCTGGCTACGCTCCAAGGCTACAGTGGAACGCTGACCATTGATTTTGCTGGTGTGCCTCTGACATCAAGCTCCATCAATCTTACTGGAGTTGCAAGCCAAAGCCTGATGGCGGCAGCGATTCAGGCTGCTTTCACATCGCCTCCGTTTGCGGTGACGTGGAACGCGGTGCAAGGTACGTTTGTTTTCACAAGCACGCTGACCGGAGCAACGGAGACTATCGCCTACGCAACAGGCACGCTTGCTGCCGATCTGTACCTCACACAAGCAACCGGAGCAACGCTTTCACAGGGTGCTGCCGCTGATACCCCCGCAAGCGCCATGAGCAACGTCGTAGCGGTTTCCCAGAACTGGGCGACGATGAGCTATCTTGTTGAGCCGACGCTGGCAAATAAAGAACTCTTTGCCGCATGGTTCAGCGAACAGGATGACGAATATCTGATGGTCGCGTGGGATAGCGACGTTCAGGCCAGCGTGCAGGGCGCAACCGAACCATTCGGAGTGGTAGCGAAAACAAACAATTACAATGGCGTGATGTGTATCGGTGGCGATCCCTCTCTTGGTTCGCTTGCCCCTCTGGTTCTGAACACTGCGGCCTTCGTACAGGGCATGATTGCCTCCATCAACTTCTCACAAACCAACGGGCGCATTACGCTGGCTGGGAAATCGGCTATGGCGGCTGCGGTCCTTCCGACGTGTGCAAACCTCCAGACCTACACGAATCTGCTTGCAAACGGCTATAACTGCTACGGAGCCTTTGCATCGCGCAATGCCGGATTCACGTTCTTTTCGAACGGCAATATGCCAGGAGCGTTCCCGTGGGCTGATCAGTACGTCAATCAAATCTGGTTGAGCGCACAACTCCAACTCGCCTTACTCAATCTCTACACGGCGGTGAACGATATTCCTTATGACCCGACTGGCTACGGACTGATTCGCGCAGCCCTGGTGGGTCAGCCGACAGCCAATGGCGGAGTGACGTTTGATGGGCCAATCAACAACGCGCTCAATGCTGGCGTGATTCAGACCGGCGTCAGACTTTCATCGACTCAAGCCGCTGTGGTAAACAATGCCGCTGGCGCAAGCGTGGCGGGAACGATTCAATCCAACGGCTACTACTTGCAGATTCTCGATCCGGGTGCGCAAGCGAGGAATGCAAGACAAACGCCGATCCTGAACCTATGGTACGCAGATGGTGGAGCAGTCCAAAATTTCAGCCTTTCGAGCATCGACATTCTTTAAGAGGTGACGTATGGGAGCATTTACGAACGCGGTGACGGGCGGAGCAAGCACGATCACCTCTGCAAATTCGGTAGTCAGCATGACAGTCGCGGGGCTTTTCCCGTCTCCCGTGCAACTCCAGGGATACTCGGCTGACAAGGCATGGGACACAGCGGCTGTCGTGGTCACTGAAACGCAAATCGGCGTGGATGGCCGCAAGACAGCGGGCTTGGTTTTCAACCCCGTAAAGCAGACATTCGCATTCCAGGCCGATTCTCCTAGCGTCCAGATTTTTGAGTCGATCTTCGCTGCACAGCGAGCGGCCCGCGACGTGTACTATATCTCGGCGACTATCGATCTGCCCGCAACTGGCGAGTCCTACGTGTGCAATAAGGGCACGTTGGAGGATTACAACTCAGTTGCATCGGCAGGCAAGGTTCTGACAATGCGCGAATTTTCGATCAACTGGGCGTCAATTCAGCCGTCAGTGAGTTAAGCGAGGAATTCCATGGCACGCAAAACGCAAACGTATACTGTGGACTCTGAGGGCAGGGATAAAGGAAAGACGTTCCTGCTCACAGAGATGGCCGCGACAAAAGCGGAAGACTGGGCTATCCGGGTGATGCTTGCGCTCGGAGCGGCCAACGTGGATATTCCTGACGGAGCCTTGCAGTTGGGTATGGCTGCGCTTGCGGAAATTGGCCTCAAGAAGCTGTTTGCGATTGACGCTGTTTCGATCAGGCCGCTACTCGCCGAACTGATGGAGTGCGTTGAATTCATTCCTAATCCGCAAAAGCCGCAGGTCAAGGTGGGATACCCGCTGTTTGAGAGCCAGGTCGAAGAAGTCAAGACGTTGCTCATGCTCAAATGGGAGGTACTGAAACTTCATCTGGATTTTTCGCTCGCCGCCGGTCTCTCGGAATCTCTCGGCAACACGCTGGAGGCGGGAAAGCACAAGCCGGGTACGCGAACGTCCCCAAAATAATAGGGGTAATTGTCGGCAGACGATTGGCGACATTGAATGAATTGCAAACGATTTACGGCGAGGAGGACGCGCATAATCTTCTGGAAATCATCGCCGTAGATTCAGAAAACGAGAGGGAGTAGACCATGGCAACAGTGATTGACAGCCTGATCATCACCCTCGGACTTGATAGTAAAGACGTTGACGCAAAGGCTCCCGGTGTTCGCAATAAGCTCGCCGATCTGGAAAAGTCCGCATCGAAGACCGAGCATGGCGTAAAGGGAATCGGTACAGCCTCCAAAGGGACTGCATCAGAATTAACGGTCCTTTCCGCAAAACTCGGTTCATTCCTCGCTGTTCTCGGCGGAACTGTAGCTGTTCGCGCCTTCGTCAAAGACACCATTGAAACAAATACTCAGCTTTACTTTCTCTCTCGCAATTTGGAGATGAACACGCAAAAGCTCTTTGCGTGGGGAGCGGCGGCGCAAGAGATTGGCGGCAGCAAGGGTTCGATTCAGAACTTCATGCGGACTATCGCGGGGATGCCGGGAGAGTTGCTGATTGGGAAGATGCCTCAACTACTTCCGCTCTTTGCGCGCCTGGGCATAAACTTTCGTGAGCCGTTCGATCAGATCATGGTGGATCTGTCGAAACGATTCGCAGGCATGGACCGCAAGGTTGCTTTCAGCTTCGGCATGGCGAGCGGAATCCCCGAAGACGTGATGAATCTGATACTGCAAGGGCCGGGAGCCGTCCAATCCGCAATGGGAAGGACTAAAGAGTTTGGTCCAACTGATAAGGAAGCAGCCTCGGCGGCGCGGTTGAAGCGTGAGTTTACCGACCTGGAGTTGCAGATCGTCAAAATTGGCTATGACCTGCTTTACAAGGCAACTCCTTACTTGGAGAGGTTCTTGGACCTTCTCCAGAAAGTAGGAGCATGGGCGCAGCGCCATGAGAAGATTGTGGCTATCATTGCTGGCATCGCAGCGGCCCTTGCTGGCGTTGTTGCGCTGGGCACAGGACTTGGCATGGTTGTCGCCGCATGGACGGCTCTCGTGGGCTTTATTGTGGCCGCAGCGCCGGTAATGGCTGTAATTGGACTCGTCGCTGCACTTGGAGCAGCAATCCTAATGTTGTGGCAGGATTACCAAACCTGGGCCAAAGGGGGTAAGTCGGACTTTGACTGGACAGCATTTTCGCAGGCAATTCGTGGAACAGCGGATGCCTTTGAATCGCTTGCTTCTAGCATCGAAAAAGCTACAGACTCGTTCAATAAATGGCTGTTGGCCCATGGTGTGAATGTTTCGGCTATCGGGTCTGCAATTGGCGGAGTGATCAGCGGAAGCAGCGGATATGGACTAGGGCAGTCTCTACGCCAGAAATCTGACTTGTTTTTTGCAAAGCATCCATTACCCGGACAAAACGGAGAAGACTCTCTTATTCATGCACTCGCGATGGAAGAGGGTTTTTATGATCATGCCGGCTCTGCAAATATCCCACAGAAAGCGCATAACCCTGGCGATATAGAATATGGCGATTTCGCACGCTCTCATGGTGCAACCGGCTATGTCATCGCCAAGGGTGGAAAAAAGATTGCCACTTTCAACGATGACGCTACTGGATTTTCGGCGATGCGGGCGCTGCTTGGCACAAAGGGATATGCGGGGCTTTCGCCGGAACAAAAAATTGCGCGCTGGCAAACAGGTTCCTCATTATTGAACGGCGTCTCGAATGCTTCCAGAATTCCGGCTTCGGTATCTTCGGCGACAAATACGAGTAATACGAGCAACGACAATAGCCGAGTGACGCACATCGGAGCAATCACTATTCAGAATCCTTCTGGCTCATCTTCCATGACACCCTTAATGGCGCGTGGGATGGATTGGACAACGCTTCTAACGCAGCAAAACTTTGGGTTGATGCCATGACCTTTATTCCATATCCGGACATTCCCAATTATGAAGGCGTGCCTGATATTCCTCGCACTTCGCCCGGATCGCCAGCCATCAATATAAGCATTGCGCCTGCCCAGGATTGGATGATAAACCAGACCCCAGGAGATCTTCCGTGGGGAATCTACACGTCTTCCAACTTCCCCATCTATGCGCCAACTGACGGCGGAACGCTTTCTGTCTTATCCTTTGGGCTCACACGTTCGATGCAGGTTAGCGATTTTCCGATTGAGGCGAATAACACAAATCAGGGAGCGGCATTTGCGAGTTTCAATAAAGTTTTTCAGCCTTCAAACCCTGTTGTCGTGTTGGCTCTCAGCGGGACGGAAGGCGAGAAGATAGCATTTCTCAAAGCAATCGACGATGCCTGCCAATCGACGGATCTATTCAACGTCTACACGCCAGATGCTTCGTACAGCGGAAGCGATGGAGCCTGCACGATTGAGCGGTACAGCTATCAGAGAACCGCAACACGCGGCGCAACCATGCTGATCGTGGAAGTGTCATTGAAGCAGATATTGCAGATTACGGCGGCATTGAGCAATGTGGCGAACGGAACGACCGCGATAACATCTCCGCAGTCACCGAGCGCTTTACCGACAATGAACAATGGAATAACACAAACATCGGCTGCACCGAATTCTTGGCTTGCGCAAATCGCAGGTCCAAACGGAACAGGGACGGTAGGATTTTAATGCAGCAGATCGTTACCCAACCCGTTGCTTCACAGCAGACACGAGTAGTGCTGGACGGGCAATCCTGCTCAATTTCTGTCTACGTTAAGAATCAGTGTATGTTCTTTGACCTAGCTGTGAATGGAACGCAGATAGCCTATGCTGTGCAATGCAAGAATCAGGTGTCTCTGGTGCCTACCGCTTATCTTGGGTTCGCCGGATGGCTAGTGTTCTTTGATACGCAAGGAACAGACGATCCAATCTATACCGGACTCGGTTCACGCTGGGTATTGCTTTATCTGGACTCGGCAGACTTGGGGAATTATGGGATCACCGTCTAGCTTCCAAAATATCAAAGCGTTGCGCTTCATTTTCACGCTGGCGAATGGTGCGCTATTCTCTGCTGGAGATCAATCAGGGAACACGATCACGCTTGAAGGGCTTCGCGCCTCCGTCTACATCGACAATGCAGGCGGCGCGATGATGGGAACACTTCGAGCGCAAATCTTCGGCATGACGGCCAGCGATATGAATACGCTGACTAGCTTGTTGTGGGACGATCTGGTTGTTAGCTCTTCTGGTTCATCGTTTGCATTCAATTCAATTCAGGTTTTCGCAATCGATGGAACACAGGAAACTCTTGTCTATAACGGAGACATTCTTAATTGCTGGGGAGTCTTCACGTCTATGCCTAATGTGTATCTCTACGTCGAGGCACAAATCGGATATTCTGCTCTCGTTCAGCCTGTTGCACCGCTCAGTATCGCGGCTAATACTGACGTTGCAACCGTGATGCAATCCATTGCTAATAAGATGGGTTATCAGTTTGAGAACAACGGCGTTAATATCGCGGTGACCAAAGGTTCGTACTGGGGGAACACTGCGATGGAGCAGGCACGTTCCCTTATGCAAACGTACAAGTTCTGGATGTATCTCGATTCAACTAAACCGAACACTCTAGCAATTGCTCCCTATGGGCAAGCTCGCAATACCGCAGTTCCGCTTATCTCTGCTCAGACTGGGATGGAAGGATACCCGGTGTTCAACAGCACTGGAGTCAATTTTGAGACGTTATTCAACCCGGCTATTGTCTTTGGAGGAGAGATTCAAATGGTGTCAGCAATTCCCAAGGCTACCGGGAATTGGATTGTCGTTTCAATGTCGCATGAGCTTTCAAGCCAAATGCCGGGCGCACCTTGGAAAACTACCGTAAATGCTGTTAAGGCGATCACGGGCGCGGCTCAGGTGGGGGCATAATGGGGTCAGTCACCAATCCGGCAGGAATGTTGCAGCCCTCGACTTTGTGGGGGGTACACAACAATCTCAACTTCGTCATTCAGCAGGCGCTTTCCAAGGTGCAGACGGCGACTATCGTTAAGGTAGTTGCGTGCTCGAACAATGGAGGAGTTTCGCCGGTTGGCACAGTTGATGTGCAGATTCTAGTAAATCAGATTAGCGGGCAAGGAAATCCAACGCCGCACGTGACGATGTATACCCTACCCTACTTGCGGATTCAGGGCGGATCAAACGCAGTTATCATCGATCCGCAGCCGGGCGACGTTGGCATTGCGGTTTTCGCGAGCCGGGACATCACGAACGTCAAGAGCACAAAGGCACAGGCGAACCCCGGAAGTTTCAGGATGCACGACTTCGCGGATGGGATGTACCTGGGCGGTCTGCTCAACGGGGTACCCACGCAGTACGTCCAGTTTGGCTCAGGAGGCGTCACAATCGTCTCCCCTGACACTATCACCCTCCAGGCTCCCAATATCGTCCTGAA